AGATGTTAAATTAACCAGGATAACACCTGAAGAGTTTATGCTTATTCCTAATAAGACACAAACAGGTAAACCTAATCAGTATTCTATTAGACGGGGTAGAGATAATCCTATTCTTTCTGTATGGCCCCTACCAGAAAACTCTACAGATATTATTAAACTAGAACTGGTTAAAGAATTACAAGATGTAAATAAATCTGCAATTCAAAATGCAGACTTACCTAAAAGGTTTCTTCCTTGTCTTACAATGGGACTTGCATATTATATGTCACTTAAACGTCCTCTTGTTCAAAGTGATCCAGATAGAATTACATTATTAAAAACTAATTATGAGGAAATGTTGGCTAGAGCATTGCTAGAGGATAGAGAAACTTCTAGCATCTATATTGTACCTAGATTAACATTCTATAACTAATGGCTACGCAAAGAAATGCACTAGCTGTTTGTGATGAATGTGGTTTTGTTTATCCACATAGGGTAATGAGACTAAACAGTTATGGGATGTTAGTATGTCCACAAGACTTTGAAGGGCAGTATGATTTAAAAAACCATCCTCAGAATAGAGTAGCAAACGTAAAAGACGATCCAGCTATTACAAACCCAAGACCAGATATAGGTGGGCGTAACATAACATGGGATCAGGCTGGAACAACTTATAACGCAACAGATGAGTATTGGCAATTAATATGACAGATTTAACTGGAAAACTTATATCACAGACTTATAAGAATATTATTCTTGTAAGTAGTTCTGCTTCAAATACTGGAATAGAAACATCTCTTAAACCAATACAGACTGGAGATGGTGCTAAGAGTGCGCTTCAAGTTGCATCTAGTATTGTAAAGGTAAACGATACTTTAAATATAGCTGGTGTAGTTTCTGCTACTGGAAATATACATTCAGATCAACGAGTATGTGCTTCTGCTTTCTACGGAGATGGTTCTAATATATCAGGAGTAACAGCAGCAGTAGCTGGTAATATTTCAGTAAGTAATGCTGTAGTTGGTGGTACTCTTCAGGTATCTAGTACAGCTACAATAATAGGAGACACACATCTTCAAGCTGCTGTATCGGTAGGTGGGGCTGCAAAGTTTGGTTCTACAGTAACTGTGTCAGGTGCCGCTCACCTTCAGGATGCTGTATCAGTAGGCGGTGCTGCAATTTTTGGAAGCACTGTTACAGTATCAGGAGCAGCCGTTCTTAAAAACAATGTAAGTGTAGGTGGTACATTTGCTGCTGCTGGTGCAGGAACATTTAGCTCTAAGACTGAATTTAAAAACGATGTATCTGTTAGTAAAAACTTAGATGTACTAGGAAATGTATCTGTTGGAGGTACAGCAGTCTTTAATAGTAATGTATCTGTAAGTGCTAATATAAACGTAAATGGTAATGTAACTGCATCTTTCTATTATGGTGATGGTTCTAATCTTTCAAACGTAGAGGCTGAACTAGGCACTGCTGCAAATATATCTGTTGTAGGATTTATACATGCTGGTGGTAGTGTTTCTGTATCTGGACCTTTTAATGTTATAGGTGCAGCTACATTCCAAGATGCAGTATCTGTTAGTGGTAATGTAAATATTAATGGATCACTTACAGTAGCAGCAGCAACATCATTAGCTTCCACACTAAACGTAGGTAGCAACACATCACTTGCTGGTACGTTAATAACGACAGGCAAGGCAGAGTTTGAAGACGATGTATCTGTTTCTGGTAACACAAATCTTGGTGGTACTGTAACAGTAGGTGGAGCGGTAAGTCTTGCTTCTTCCCTATCTGTAGGAGGAGCAGCAAACTTCTTATCTACAGTTACTATTACAGGGGCTGCACAACTTAATAATACGGTAACAATAGTAGGTGCTGCTACATTTAAAGATGATGTATCAGTAAGTGGTAATACTAATCTTCTTGGAACTGTAACAGTTGGTGGGGCTGTATCATTAGCTTCTTCTTTATCAGTAGGTGGAGCCGCAAACTTTTTATCTACAGTTACAATAACTAGTAATGTTTCTATCGGTGGAACAGTTACTATTGCTGGAGCTAATGTACAAGCAGCTAATGCAAAGGTATGTGCATCTGCTTACTATGGTGATGGGTCTAACTTAACAGGTATTACAGTATCTATTGAAGGTAACATTTCTGTTAACAATGCTACAGTTGGTGGTAATCTTCATGTAGGTGGAACAGCAACAGTTGTAGGTGCTGCAATATTTAATAGTACTGTAACTGTATCAGGTAATGCTACATTTAAAACAAATGTATCTGTTAGTGGAAATACTAATTTAGGAGGCACTGTTACTGTAGGTGGAGCAGCAAGTCTAGCATCAACATTGTCAGTAGGTGGTGCAGCTAACTTTGCATCTACAGTTACAATAGCTGGTAATACATCTATTGGCGGTACACTTATAACAACAGGTAAAGCTGAGTTTGAAGATGATGTATCAGTAAGTGGTAACAGTAACTTTGGTGGTACAGTTACAGTAGGAGGCGCTGTATCATTAGCATCTACTTTATCTGTTGGAGGTGTAACAAACTTTGGAAGCACTGTAACAATAGCAGGTGCAGTAAGCCTAGCATCTACTTTATCTGTTGGAGGTGTAACAAACTTTGGAAGCACTGTAACAATAGCAGGTGCAGTAAGCCTAGCATCTACTTTAGATGTAGGTGGTAATACCTCAGTTGGTGGTACATTCCTTGCTACTGGCAAAGGAGAGTTTGAGGATGACGTATCTGTATCGGGTAATACTGTTCTTGGTGGAACTCTTAGGGTCGCTGGTGCAACCTCATTAGAAGGAGCGGTTGATCTTAACAGCACTCTTACAGTAGCGGGTGCAGTAAGTCTTAACTCTACACTTTCTGTGGGTGGTGCTACTAATCTTCTTGGTACAGTCACGGCTACAGGTAATGCTGGCTTCTTAGGCACAGTACGAGTATCTGGTAATACTTCACTTGAAGGACAACTACAACTAACTGAGTCAGCAGCAGCGGCTGTACATACAACAGCTATCAATGGTGTAACTTCTGTATCACTTAACTTTGGTATAGCACAAAACTTCTTGACAACAGTCACAGCAGCACATACACTGGCAAGACCAACAAATGCTAGGGTAGGACAAGTAGGAAGTATCTTCCTTGTACAGTCTGGTGGGTCAGGTACTATATCTTACAATGGTTGTTTTAAGTTTCCAGGTGGTGAAGCACCAACATTTGCTACTTCTAATGGGGCAGTAAGTAGAATAGATTATATCGTAGCTTCAATATCTAGTGATAATACGGGTGAGAATATCCACGCTATTATGACACAGGAGTATAGTTAATGTTTAATAATATGTTAATGGGTGCGGCTGGAGAAAGTATTAAAGCTACTAGTTTTCCTGTTGATAACAGCGCAATGTTTAACGACGACGATTCAGAGTATTTAATCCGTACTTCTTCTTCGGCCTCTAATCAAAAAACGTGGACATTTTCTACATGGATAAAACGAGCAAATATTGGAGCAAATGGTTATATATTTGATGCCACAGGAAGGCTTTATCTTAGATTTGTAGATAGTAGTTTTAAGTTAGAAGTTGGAAATGCTAGTAACACAATTCTTTTATCTACTCAGGTATTTCGAGACCCCCATGCTTGGCTTCATATTGTTTGGAATCAAGACTCTACTCAAGCGACTGCTAGCAACCGTATGCGTATCTACGTTAATGGTACTGAAATAACAGACTTTGATACTGACAATCGTTCAAGTCAAATTTCACAAAATAGTGATCAAGCTGTAAACAACAATGTTGCTCACTATATTGGTAAAGCTAGCGATTCAAGTACTTATAACGATCAATATCTAGCACAGACAGTTCTTGTGGATGGACAACAACTAGCACCTACAAGTTTTGGTGAAACAGACGATAACGGTATTTGGCGACCAATAGATTTAGATGATTCAGGACTTTTTACTGTAAGTTCAACAGCAGAAGCTATAGTTAATTCAGCAAGTGGAACAAACTCAGGTGATTTATCAACTTATACTTATAGTAGCGTAGCATTAGGAACAGCATCCTCTACCCGTGCTATTTATGTTTTTGCTACAGGGCAAGGACCAGCCTCTTCTAACTTTGATGTAAATTCTATGACGGTTGGTGGTGTATCTGCTACTAGAGTAGCGGATGTAACTAACTCTGCTGAAGCACAATATGTGTCTGAACTTTGGAGGGCTGATGTTCCATCAGGTACAACTGGAGATATTGTAGTTACTTGGAACTCAGCAATGTCTCAATGTGGAATCATTGCTTGGGCAGTAACAGGTGATCACAGTTTATTTGATATACAAACAACGTCTGATTCAACGGCTTCGTTTACTTTAACAAGTGTACCAAATGGTAGTGTTATTCTTGCTGGGCGTGGTGGTACTGGTAGTCGTACACATACTTGGTCTAGTGATGTTACTGAAAATGTTGATGAAGTAATTGCAGATGGTGTAGTGCAATCTGGAGCATCTTCAGCAAAATCAACTGGTGGTAACTTTACCGTAACTTGTACACCTTCAACAAGCGATACTCGTTCTAGAACCGTTTCTATTGTTTTAAGTCCCACTCAAGGTGCAGGTATAAATGGTTTTTACCTACCTTTTACCACAAGCACATTTCTTGGTGCAGATTATTCTGCTTCAGGAACCCAAACTACTTTTAATGCAGCATCAGATTGGACTGGATCAACTGGATCGTACACTTTTACTCAAGGGTCTATAGAAGCGGATACAGGCGATAAGGCTGTCAAGTCAGATCAAACCTTTGCGGGAGACTTTGAATTTCAATGGCGTTATGTGGCAAAGGCCAACTGGGTTATAGGAGTATATGACACCGCAGAGGATGGCACTTTTAATGATAGTAATTCTAGCGGCGGCATGGCTTCTATGACGGATAGCTTCTATGTTCAGGCATCTAGTGTATCAGCGAACAATGATATTTTTTATGGAAATTCTGTAGTTGTAAATGCAACAACGATTGCAAACGGAGATACTTGGAAAATTACACGGGTGTCTGGAACTTTAAAAATATTTAGGAATGGTTCTGAAGTCCATGAATTTTCTCAAACAAATAGCGATACAATGCGTATTGTGTTTGCACAAGGAGATACGGCTGCTGATGCCGATAGTATAAGTTGGGTTGATGGCACAGGTAGTGTAGGTAATAATTTCTTTTCTATAAACGCACCTACACAAACTAGTGATTCACCAACGAAAAACTATGCGGTTCTCTCGCCACTCAACTTGCAAGCAAATATTGTGCTGTCTGAAGGTAATTTAAAACAGGCCAGTAGCAGTAATTCCCAAGGAATGTCGTTCTCATCTTTTCCTGTTACAACAGGTCAAAAGGTTTATATCGAGGCAACTATTTCTGGAGCTAGTGGGGGTATGACAGGTTGTGTAAAATCAACTTCGGCAGTTCCTCAAAACCCTTCAAGTGACTTTGACGCTCTTGCTAGT